AAGAATTTCCTACTTTACCAGGATACTTAGCAACAAACCTCTTACGAGTTGTGATTGCTGTTTGATCTTTGTACGTATCAATTTTAGATTCCCAATCGCCAATGTTTTTGACAAGAACGCTATTAACAGCGTCTGCAGAATCATGAGCGTTTCTAGCGAGATCTACATCTACAGTACGAGACACGTACAAACTACCAGAATATTTTAAGAATTGTGTAGCAGACAAGAAATCAATTGCTGATTCAGAGTCTACAAGTTTAGGTGACCCAAATTGCGAGACAAGCTCACCCTCGTTTCCTACGAGACGAGGTGTTTCTACGGGACCCCAGTTAAATCCCCCAACCAGTGCGCCAGTAGAAGAAGTTACGGCAGGCACGATACCCGATAAATCCACTTCCCTGACTGATATGGCTGGAGACTCAGAAGGTAAAAATGCCATAGTTTTGTCCTTTTTTTGTTAACATTAATAAGAAGCATAATACGGTTAGTTCAATAAGTTTATTTATAATTTATTGATGTTTGAACCAGCTAACCAAAACTGTACGATGACCTCTTCGAACTTGAGTAACTCCGTGCGTTGTCGTAGCATCGTATATCAAACTGCTTCCAATCTTGTTAGGAGCAATAACAGGAATTATGTCTACTGCATTATATGCTTTAGAATTTTTTTTTCTCTTAACATAAGTATTTGGTTCTTGAGGCAAATCCCAATAAGGTTCATAAAACAAACTATCTCCACCAACAAGATCTTTTGAAACATCAACAAAAGTAATGATTGTTTTTTGCACAAGTTTTTTATTGTCTATATGGCACTTAGTAAAAGACCATTCAGGATATTTTAAAAAATAATGAGAATGTGGGATCAGGCCAAACTGATTGCCATATTTATCAAGACGATTAATTGCAATATTATTTTTATGGTCTTCGCTTTTGACAATTCTTTTTTCTACATTAAACAAATTATAATCTTGATGTGCATACATTACTGGAGATTCATCATAAAGCGTTTTTAAAGAAGCAAATTCTTCTTTATTGAGAATGAATTTTATATCAACGTTGTGATAACTAAATGGCATTCTCCCACCCCTCAAATTCAAACGGGATATGCCAATCTTTATCTTTAAATTCTTCTTCAGTTTCTAAACTTTCAATATATTCTGATGCGTCATCTACAAAACCAAATGGCACCACATCCTGTTCTATTTCTTCCATACGTTGTTTATACATCATTTCTTTTAGATTGATGTCTGTCATCTGAGCAAAATAAGTTCCAGTGGCGAAATAACCAAACAACACAAGGTTCATCACAAGGTCATCATGATTACCTTCACTTGCTTCATACGATATGCCTTTAGACACAAAAGTTGAAACTTCTAAAATGGTTTGCTCATCGTGTATTTGTAATTTCCCAGACTCAAGAAGATCTTTAAATCCAGAACAACCCAATCGTTTTGTCTTGCGATTTATTTCAATTCCCATTTTATTTTTAGTTGCGGATTCGACGTGCATATTCTCGTATTCGAGATCCATATACAATCCGTTACACACTAAACTACCCTGATCATTTGACTCAATAACCACATATGCGTTATAATAGACTTTCGCATACTTATAGATAATATTAGGAAAGAGCAAGGGCGAGATAGTGTTGCAGCGATAGACAGCAACCTGATTAAAGGGTCTCGTGCTAATGTCGATTACAGTAAAGGTAGAATAGTCCTGTCCTCTTCCTTTCGATACATCAACAGCCATGATGTACTCGTGATCTTCTATGGGTTTCTCATAGATCAAAAGGTTGCCGCCTTCTCTGTATTCGAGAGGATTTTTTGCACGCAAAGCTAACAGGGTTGAACCATTAATTAGTGTGTCGCCGGTTCCAAAAAACGTGTTACCAAATTCTTGATCGAACTGGAGTTGTGACGTATTGTTAATCGTCTGTTCTTTCCAATCCTCATCTCTTCCGGGAACGTCCCACCAATCTACCCTAAATGGTTTGAACTCATTGGTGTTTTGTTGTGCGCCTTCCCAGATTTTATGAAAGATGTTTCCAATGCCGTTCGCTGTTGAGGTGACAATAACTTTTGTATCCGTTCCGGCAGAGACAACAGGATAGGTGGAAGTGTAGAATTCAGCTGCTCGCTCAACAAAAGCAAACTCATCGAGATAGAGCAAATTAACAGACATACCCCGAATAGAAGACCCGCTAGTGGAAGCAGCAACAATCCTACTATTATTAGAAAACTCAATAGAACCTTTATTAAGAGTCTTACAACCGGGCTGTAAAAAGAAAGGAAGGTTTTCCAGCATAAGCGTAATACGCCCAAGCATCTCTCGTGAAGTTGCCCCTTTGTTAGCGAGGACCGCAATTGTTTTTTCAGGGTGGAATATTGCATACCAGAGTAGATACGCGACAGACGATATTGATTTGCCAGACTGTCGGCAAGCAAGAACAACATTAAAACGATAATTGTTAAAATGTTCGAACATCCTTCTTTGATAGGGGTAAAGACGGAAAGGAACAAGACCCCGGTCAAGCGAAATAATCTTGACATACTTTTCCGCAAAATATGCGGGACTGTCCATACATTTTTTATATTCAAGGATCTCTTCCTTGGTCCAATCCTGAACTACGCCGTCCTTTTTTACGAGGTGATTGTATTGATAAGTATCATTATCCGTCATCTTGAGTGTGTACGACATCGTCAATCACCTTGCTCTCATCTTGTAAAAATCTTTGTAAATCAGTTGTGCTTCCTAAAAACACATTGTTGTTAGTAATTTGTTTTGCTTCCTGTTTATCAGGAGCAGTAACTTCCTTATGTTTTTTATTTAGGTCCATGAGTTTGTCAGTAACATCAGCTATGTTTTTAATCATACCCGATAGTACTTCGAACGCACGAGGATGCTCTGACTCGCGAGCAACTTGAATCAATAGTTCCAAAGACTCTTTACCGCCTTCTATTAAATCCAAGTAGGTGTCACGAGAGGTTTCATAATCATCATTTATTTTATCTTTCATACTATTATCTATCTTTGTTAGAAGAATACGGAAAGAGCATACGCATTAATTATCAATTCTTTTGTATCTTTATTAGCATTAGCGTTTTGAAAAATAACTGAGGCTTCAGCAGCACTAGGCGCTTGAACAATGTCTATGTAAAGCCGTACCGTTTTTTCGACTTGCTCGGTAGGAGTTTGAGCAGACCCTGCCAGCGCAGTAGCTTGAACCGAAAAATCTCGTGCTTGATTTAGTTCTAGCCATACACCGGTAGTTCCAGTAAAATGAGAACCAATTGTATTACCTGTATCTCTAGCGCGTATCCAATAGCCGGAGCCGTCGCCCGTTGATCCGTTTGCCCAATTAACACCAGGGCTAGGAGTTGCAAAAACACCGCCTTCATTAAAATCAGTGGTGTACGAACCGTCTGGATTAAAACGCATTGTTGCTGTTGCTGTGGCACGTTGGTTTTGATTTGTAGTTTCATATGAATTAAATATATACGGATGCACACCTTCCGTAAGCTGAGTTCGATAATCCGGAGGTTCGGGAGGATATTGAGTTCCAGCAATGCCGCTTAAATCAACTATAGCACCAGCAGAAAGATTTGAAATAGTAACAACTTCAGTGGCGATTTCAGAGCCATTTTGATCGGTGTGGTTTGCGTAAAGACCAAAAGTAAATACTCCATCAGAAGTTACTGCAGCATTTACTGCGCTATTTGTGACTCTTGTGCCTTCGCTATTTGCTTGAACATAAGAAATAGGACCGGCCACGTCTTGCAAATTTGCAGTAACATCAAAGTAATCCCAGACTTCGCTTTCACGTCCTACCCAAAAATTAGTAGTGCCGCTTGAACTGCTAGTGGAAGTGGAAGTAATTGATGTAGTAGAAGCAGCACTGGCCTTTCCTACTTGATTTCCAACAATAGAAAATATTTTCAGATCATCTACTAAACCGCTCGCATAAGTTCCTAAAGTCCCCAATTCAGCAGCTTCATTAAAATCATATACAATCCAGGGTGAATCACCACCCTCTAGCGTATCTCCAGCTTGTGGAGGCCATGGCGCACTTTGCCCTTCATCTACTAGAGTGCTAGTGGGGTCACCTACAGGTCCCGCAAATACTTGCCAGTTAAAAACGTTGTCTCCATCTTCTGGCTGTGCTGAAAATTCAAAACTGCCAAATGGAACCAGCGTATTACCAGAATACCAACCAGCTGCAGTGAATGCAGCTTGCGGGTTTGGAGTCACATTTGAAATTGATGTGCTATTATTAGTAAAGGTGCCTGTAAAAGGTATGACATTTGTAGGACGAACATAATAAGTTAATCCATCAACTGCATACTGTCCGGGATTCCATCTAAAAGTTGTGCTATTACCTTCATCAAATGTGTCTGGGTCAGCATAAAAATTTGAAGCAATGACGGCATTGTCTGACAAAGTGAAATTTTTCGTAGCCACTGTTTGTGTAGGACTACCAGAGTTATAATCGCCTCTAGTTACATGTAAAACTCCCGCTCTGTCTGGATCAACTACAGCGTTATCTCCAGTCGTAATAAAAGTGACCGTGTCGGTTTGTCCCACATCGCCATCATTATAAGATCTTAACGCTTGAGTTGTAGTATATTGTGAAGCCGCAGCGCCGGACAATTCGAAATACAGAACATCATTGCCGTCTATAGTTGCGTCATTATTAATGCTATCAACAACTATTGTAGCTGTAAAATTTTCAGTTTCATTTACGCCAGACGGTGCTGTAATCGTATATTCTGGAGCCGAAGTGTCTGTGATGGTGAACGAATGTGATCCTAATGTGATTAAAGTGTTATTAATACTTTCCGCCAAATAAAAAGCAAACGATTCATTGCCTTCAGCAATTAAATCACTAGTGGCAAAAAAATCCAAAGCACCACTACCGCTAATAATTCGAACGCCACCGGGATCGTTTTTAGTAGGATTAATTTGATTTAAAGTAGCATAAGTAGTAGCTTCATCTGGTTCGTTAATATCGTCCCAAATAAATGAACCTTGACCAAATTCTGCAAGAGAGCCTGACGTTCTATAAGGCGCACTTGTTTTTAAATAAAATCTGTAAACTCCGTCAGCTAAAAAGGGCGCGGAAATTTCCATTCGATATTTCGTATTCTCATCAGTCTCATTAATAGAAGTTACAATATTATTACCACCATCAATTGCTCTTATTTGTATCGTAGCAAATTGCGCGGCTTCAACTATCGAACGCGGTTGTTCAGCAAGTTTCGTTCCCCCAGTTTGAGCACTGTATATGTAAGCTTCATAATACTGTCTTCCTTCAGTTCCATCTGCGCTCGCATAAGTATAAGTCGGAGAAGATCCTGAATTACTATTAACAGTTATAGATTGTCGAGATCCACTTTGTGGCATTACGGCAGTCCAATCAAGGTTTGGATTTGCATCGTTGGGCGGATTAGAACCCGTAATCCAAAACCAAACCTGAGTTCCGTCCGGAATGTTTGAACCGGTAACATTATACGTAATGTTATTTCCTTCAACACCCGGAGTTTCCGATCCTTCTAATTCATATTCTGCAGGCGCATCTTGAATATTAAACGAAGTAGATTGAGATACTACAGAAGCAGTTATGTTAGGATCTGTAACCGTAACAGTACCACTTGTCAAACCGCCACCCGCATTGTTATATGCGGGTGTAACTATAGTGGGAATTGATATTTGCATTGTTGTATTAGTGACAAGAATTGATCCCGTAAAAGATGAAGTCTGTAAACGCTGTGGGCTTTCTGTAGTCACATCACCAGTAATTTCATAATTCAAATATTTTCCGATATTATAACTTTCGGTTTGTATTTCAATTATCAAATTATTGCCTTCAACGATATCTGGTACAGAAAGTATAATGAACGGATTATTATTTGCTATAGTAAATGTACCTGATCCGACATCAACATTGTTGACATTAGCAATTTTTAGTGTTACACTTTCTGTACCATCTTCTATACCGTCTACTCTAGGATCCAAAGTAAAAGATCCTACACCGCCAGAAATTTGCACAGGAACGCCACAACCTGCTGAATCAGGAAGGCCAACTAGAACAGACGGAACACCAGCGGTCCATTTGGAAAGCGGTTCTGGATTTTGATACCATGTATAAAAATCAGAATCTCGCAACGTTTGATCTGATAAAATAGGATCAAAATAATATTTAACCGTGGTTTCTCCATAATAAGGAACATTAACTCCAGTTAAATTAACTGTATAAACATTACCTTCTTCTAAGTTACCGTTATTAGGAAAAGACAACGTATAATTTTCAATTAGATCGTTGATAACAATGTTGGCACTGTCTAGGTAACGTCCTTCCTTATCCTCTAAACGAACAGCAAACCATTCTTCTCCTTCCAAAGGATCGGTTGCAGGATCATTTATAATTGCTATTGGTATAGAACCAGCAGAAGATGAAATTGAAATGTATTGTGGTTCATTAGAATCAGGCAAGCCACTTCGACCATCATAATAATTTACGCCAAAATCTGCATCAGAAGTAGTTCCATGTCTGCCATACCAATAAACACCATCAATTCCAGTCAAATACCCGTTGTTGACGCCGCTGCCAATGACAGAAAGATTAATAGTTTGTCCTTCATCAGCAGAAAAAGTTCCGCCTAATGCATAAGATTGAGAAGGATATGCAGCAACATAATCTTTGATAATTGTTTCTATATCAACTTCGTCTGTTATTGCTACTTCACCGCCCAGATACATTCCCGCCGGGTGTGAAAACAATTTAAAAACATCTCTCCAACGAGAAATTGGTACACCGGTTTTAATTAATAAAGCAAAGGTTTGATATAATTTATCGTCGGTAAGATAGCGTAACGAGTTAGGACCTATTGCTGAAGCGGAATCTCCGATTTTAAATATATTTTCTTTTGTATAAACTACTTCAACATCTTCATTATAAAAAGATCGGAAAAACCATTCTATAGCAAATTTAGTACCTTTAGATCGAAAAAGAATACTAGAAAAATTTGCCGCTGCTCTTAGTTCAACTTCGTTATTACCAAATCCTTTAAAATAAGATTCGCCCAATAGAAGCTCATCTTCGATATAAGATAAAAGAGTGATATCGGTTTCGTTAATATCGCGAGCAGCAAACAAATGATGCAACAATTCTGTAGAATTATTTTCATCTTCAAAAGTATAATAGTATTCGAGCAGCTTAATAAATTTTGGATAATAAGAAGCAAAATGTTCGGGCAGAACATTTTTAACTTCCGAAAGACGAACGTTTGGATTTCGTCTTCTTTTATCTAAAAATCTATTATGCATAATTTATACTATATTAATTGTGCCGCTCATATTAGCATCGGCAGTGCTTTGATAAAACAAGGTTGCAGGCGCACTCATGGGAACCCTAAAAGTTAATACAGAAGGTGCTGCGGCACCATTGTTAGTTACTCCAGTATTATAAGCAGTGCCGCCAAGTCCAGAAGAAGATTGAATTCTAAGTGGACTAGCAGTCGTTTGATTATCAAAATAATAAGTTTCACCTCTTCTCAAATATAAAGTAGGATCGTCTTCTGCTGAAGGAAACCATACATTTTCGGGATCTGTAAAACTATAATGATTGGTACCATTGGCGGTAAGTATAAATTTGTGAGCAAATCCGCCGGGCGATTGAAGCGTCTTATCAGGATTGTTATAGATGAGACCACTCGCATCTCCAAAATGCCCTTGGAATCCGCCAGTGCCAGCAGTCAAACTTAAATAATAAACTTCGGGTTGTGCCGGTGAAGCAGACACCGATCCGGCAAGCATTGAACGTGCAGCAATGGCGCTGTCTGCTCTAACGTCAGTTAAAAGATAGCCGCTTCCTGAAAACATATTTGATGAAAGCGTTCCACCATAAACTCCATCCGGAGTAAAAGTAACATCTGGGGTTAAAGAAATTTCATCTGAGTCTGGTCTAAACTCAGCAGTTTGCCAGCCGCGTTTTCTAAACATGGCATAGTGTGTGCCTGTACCCTGAATAAGCTCTTTAGCTAAAGTTTTTTCAGCTATTGACGCAGTACCGTATAGGTATAATGTTGAAGTGTAATTGCCTAAAGGATCGTAGTTCAAACCACTAAAAAGCGAATTTGTTTGGGGATTGTACAATAAACCATCGCCATCGACGTTGGCGCTGTCATAATCAGTTGCATTGCCGTTCACGTCTATAGAATTATTCGGAAACATTAAAAGATTAAAATTTTCAGAAACTTCTGCTTGCGTCGGTAACAAAGTATCAGCTGTAAAAGAAGTAGCGTTAACGTTGGTGAGACCACTACCATCACCAACAAAAGCAGCAGAAGTAAGTGTGCCACTGCCTGGGTTATATGTAAAAGCAGCGTTAGTATTTACGCTATCAATGCCGTTTTGAAGAGGGCTAAACAATACAAAATAATCGGGAGTATTCTCTACCGGAGACTCGACTTGCGCAGAAGCTACTTGTTGTTCTCTTGACCAATCAGACCATAACGAATGATTTGCGCTGTCTGCAACTAAAGCGGCTAAAGCTAACGTAGCTAGATCTGAAACTTGAGAATGACGCGCACTATCAACGTTATCGAGATATCTACCATCGCCTTCAAAATAATTTGCCTTTAAAACACCACCATTGTATAAATTGTATTGCAAACCAGTATTGGTAAAAGAACTATCACAACCAAAAGCAGTATCTCTCATAACAACATATAAATTTTGTTCTCCTGCATTTAAACTGGTTAAAGAAATTTTCGAATTAAAAGTTTCAGCACATTGTGAATTTATTGCGTTAATATATTGACTAAGATCAGAAAAATCTGTTATAGTTTCTCCGCCCACTGTAAGAGAATTACGAGCTTCAATATTTTCACCAGAAATATCACCCGTAACATTAAGATCGCCGGTCACTTCACTACCCGTTGGAGTATCATCAATATTTTGATTAGCTAAATCCCGAATAGATTGTAGGGTTGCTCTCTTGGTAGTTAAAATATCTACATCATTGACAATAATTTCATCCGCTAAATCGGGGTCTGTCAATAATAATAATTCTGAAATTTTTACTCCGGCCATGGTAATGTCTCTTTATTAGTCCTATTATTTATACTGGTTATGTAACATTTATTGTTACGGTTGCTACTTCTGAAGTTCCTGCAGAAGGTGTTGCTCGATATATAAACGTATCTGTTCCTGTGAAGCTTGCGTTAGGAGTATATCTAAACTGTCCTAACGCAGCATCAAGAACTTCAACTGTTCCGTTAGAAGGATCTCCACCAATTGCGACACTATAAACTACCGGTGGAGCCAAAGTATCATTGGCTGTTACCAAGAATGTGACCGGCGTGTCTACGGTTGTACTGACAGTGTCATCAATCACGTCTTCAACACCCGTCACATCGACATTTACATTGTAAGTGTACGATCCAAATCCGCCATTTAAAGACATGGTAAAGGCATCTGCTCCACTGTAATCTGGATCCGGAGTGTAGGTGTATGTCCCTTTTGCTTCGATCATACCATTTATATTTGTTAAGACTTGATCTAGCGTGAATGAAACCGAACCGTGTGTAGGTTCTGTCCCAACAGAAATCGATGAGGGATTAGAAGGAAGGTTGACAATATCAAAAGATTGTGTTATAGAATTATCTTCTAACAATACTGGATTCAATACTGTATTAGGATCTAACACAAACGCGCTGTCTGCACATACTTTAGAAAACAATTCATCTTCGTTGTTGAGATTTAAAAACTCAACACAAGCTTTGGTAATGATGCTCGATGAGGTTGCTACGCTCTTATACAAACTGAGTCTCATATCAAAATCTAGAGAATAGATAATTGTTCTTCGATTTTCAAGCGGTGCTTCGTAGTCATCAGAAAAAGAAATACCCGTCATAGTAATCGGAGTATCTTCTACAATGTCAAAATCGTCCAGCGGTTTTACCGACACAGTATAGTGTGGTGTAAAGTAAGGTAGAATTTGTTCTACGATTTGTAGAGCATCATCTTGCGACTTAGCATAGATGCTCAGCTGAAAACTAATGTTATACGGAACTGGAGTATATACTTTGCTGCCAGTACCATCATAACTAGCTGGATATTGAACACAAGAATTTGTTTTCGGCAACTGCCTTGAAGGATCATACGCCATCGCCAAAATTTCAAATGACATACGCGGAAGTTTTACGGCAATCTGACGTTCTACATCTTCTCCGTTTGCCATGGCGTCAAGACGAGCCAGAAAATCTCTTTTAGGAGCATACGACAACGGGACACGCTGAGCAGATAGCTGATTGCCCTGCGAGTCTTTGCGGACGATATTAATCTCATTGAACAGAGATCCAAAAACCGCAACGGCCTTTCGTATTCTTTGATGGTAAAAATGATCACCAAACATTATGGATCTCCAAACGGATTAGATTCACTAAAGTCTATAAAGTCAATAGTTCCGCCTTGTGATGTTGTATTAAACGCATCGTTCATTGCGCCATCCTGTAAATCTTCACCAACTAAAATAGGTATCCCCGTTGCGCCCGATTCTAATCCTGTCACAGGATCGGTGGTGTTAAACTCTGGCAAGCCAGTATATCCCGCAGCAGCGCCAACGTGAGCCACGTACAGCTTCATTGCAGCGGAATCGGAAAGATCTATGTTAACAATTTCTCCTTCTACGCTACCCTGACTAATCTTCTCATTGAATTCAAAACTGCCATTAATAGAATCAAAAGTTAAAATAGTTTGATAGGCGTGAGCAGCTTCGACAATGTCAATAGCTTCAACACCCGTATCAAAATCTTCATCATTGTATTCAAACAATTCACAACGAATTCTAAATGTCGGAAGATCTTTTAGCTGGTAGAATGGATTTTCATCCTCAACTTTTGTTACTTCAAAAATAGATCCCGACAAAGGTAGATGAATCAAATCGCCTTCTCTAGGACGATACACCGGATTAGTTTCTGAGCTTTCGAACACAGCAACTTGATTCAACCACCTTCTACGCGAAACAACAAAAGTTGCCGCGTCTCGTATTTCTACACCGAACTTGGTAAACAGATCACCTTCACCATCAAATCCTTCGGTATTTTCAATATACATTTCGATTTTATATGCATCATCAAATCTAGACACGTTGTCATCATCAAAAAAAGTATCTCGATTTACAATTTCACGAGGAATGTAATAAACATCTTGACCATAGATCTTCAAAGATTCTATGATCAAATCCTCATAGAGATCCTGTTCGGATTTTCTGCCTTGTGAAAAATAAAGATTAGTGGCCATAAATTACCCCATAAAAAAGTCTATTGGGAATTCATTTTCTAATCTCAGTTTCTCCTCTAGTTCGGTAAGTTGTGCAGTGGCTTCCTCAAAATATTGCCTACCATTTAATTGTACACCGCCCGGTAAGGTCATACCTTCGAACTTCATCATGTTCGCGCCCCACTGTTGTTTAATTAGAGCGGTAGCATAATTCTTAACAAACTTGTCGTTCCAAACTTGAGTAAATGTATCTGGGTCTACAAGCGTAAGAACCTCCATTACCACATATTCACCTACGTCAAGATTACCCATAACATTGGGTGCCCAATCGCCAAAAATATAAAGACGATCTTGATGTCGAGAATAGGTCACGCGAGGCTGGCCTTCTAAAATATTGTCTAGATACTCTAGATATTGTTGCATTTGATAATAGTACGACATACCTCCAGCAAAATTCATAAAGTCGCCCATACTGTTAAGCATCATTTGATACTTAATGTCAAACATATTTACGCTGGAAAAAGTTCGATTAAAAGGAAACACTTTGGTAACATATAGAACGTCTGAAGAAATAGGAATCCATTCATTGTCTATATCAGTTTGTGTTATCTGATGTTTAATGTATGTACGATAGGTTGCATCTGCATGATATTCCTGATATAATTGCAGAGTATCGTCAACCTTATCTTCAATCTGATCATCATCTACATTAATTTCAAGTACAGGAGATCCTAGTCTTCGCAGACAATAGTCGATTAATTCTTGTCTAGTTGTAGGCTGCGCCATTTACTTAGTCTCCGTTTTCTACTATTTATGCAGTTTCTCTAAAGTTCCTTAGAGTTTTTGTTCGAGGATATACTTTACCCGAAGATTTTCTAGGGCCGTATATTTCTTTGGTGTCTATTCGACCTTCTGCAGGACGCAAATTCTTTACGTACATAATTGCACGAGGCGTTTCATTTTGATGAAAAGAATAATTATCTTGATTAGTTGCGGGAACTTGATTTCCTGGCCACACTTTACCGTCATCCCCTATTTCATTATGGGTGTCTCGATCTCTTGACATATTTTGAATTAAATATTCTTTAAGTTGAGCGGGAGAAAAATCTGGAAATCTTTCTAAAACACAAGCTGCTATTCCTGCTACGTTAGGGCAAGCTGCCGAAGTTCCACCAAAAATACCAAAATAAAATGAACTGTTCCTAGGATCCTGAGTTTGAACTCCAGTTGAAGAATTTACCGCAGCAACACAGCCGTTCGAAGCCGCATAAAGATCTATTCCTCGTCCTCTCGAACTGTAATAGTTAGGCATTTCACCCCTTCCCGTGGGCGCACTCTGATACCCTTCGCGAGTTCCACTAAGCGCACCAACAAGCACGCCCTCATCTGGTAAAAACCCTCTCGACTTGTGTCTCACAGTACCCCTTGCATTATTTAAAAAATAACTATTAGTGTAAAAAGAAGATGATAATTTTTCACAAACCGCATTTTGATTTCCACCAGCGGCAAATACATGTATACCGTCTGCTATAGCATCTGCAACGTCCGGGCGAATTGTGTCGTTTTCTATTGTAATAACAGCAAAGCCATTCGGTGAGTTACCTGAAATCCAAGTTTCTGCGACAATCTCTGCATTTTCCATTTGTGCATGAGATAATGACCCTGACGTATTGCTGGAATTTCCATAACCGAATCCATCTCGTTGTGCATAATAAGGCCAAGAAGAAGTTCCTTCATTTAAATAATAAATGTATCCATATGATGCAGTAACAACCGTTGGATTTTTTCTGCCCGTAGCAGGGTTTACAGTTTTACTATTATGAAACGCTCTAATATAATCCCACAGTGTTAAATAAAGAGAACCATTCGCGTCTATATTTCCTGCCAATATTTGCCAAGAATCAAAAACACTAATGCTGTAAATATTAGCTTTAAATGCAGAACCATTTGTATTTCCAGCAGCAAGAGAAGCGCACGAACATCCGTGATTTATTTCCGTGTCAGTAGATGTATTTCCAGTACTGTAAGGAGTATAACTATAATTTTGAATTAAAAAATTAAACTGTGCAGAAAGACCAGGATTATCCCCCTGTACAGTTGGCGTATATTGGTGCCAATTAATTTCCTGTACTCTAGATCCTCCAGTTCCGTCTACGTTAACGGCAAATTCCGGATGAGTGGGTATAACGCTGGCATAATCTACTACAATTATATCAACGTTTTCTCCTGTTTCGGTGACTGAAATTGTGTCATTGATAAACAACTGCGTGCCCGAGCCACCGTTGGGAATTTGAGGATACCAATTATTGATATCCGAAGAATAATCGTTATACGGTCTTCTTACACGTAGAAGATTCCAACTTACAGCAGCGCTGTTGGGAGGACTATATAAATTTTTATCAAATCTTCCTGTCCTATCAAATGCTGACAATTGTATATCGTATTTAATGTTTTTAACAACAGATTCTACACGATCATCATTTCTTAATTCTTCTGCTTCTTCTGAGGTTAAATTATAAACAGTACTTCTAGAAATTGGTTTACGTAGACTACAATCAATTGTTCTATTTGGAATGTAAAGAGCACCTCCTTCGGTTTCCATATCATCATAGAAATCAACAAGGTCTTCTCTATTTTTTAGTGTGACAATATATTCTTCCATTATGATTCTAATTGTAAAACTGTAAACGTTAAAGTTAATGGATTTTGAATAGATCCGCTTAAGTTTGTAACTTTCAACGGCACATCTTGACCGGTATCACACCAACCAATAACTCCTGGTGATACTTTAATAGTTTGTGGGAAAGGGCCCGTCGCAATAAATTCTGCCACAACTCCAGCATCGGGTGCCGGATCTTGTTCTATTGTTCGACTTGCGTCTGCAGTTCGACTAGCAGTATCAGTATACATTCTAATCCAACAAGAAGCAGTAGCCTTCACTTTAAAAAGCGCATAAGAAGAATACATCGCTACGGAAGTATCTACCGTAGCATTGTTTGCCATGTTAGTAATGCTTTTAACGATGCCTGCATCTCTAGTAGGTAGAGTTCCGCTGGCTCCAGGAATTGTTACAGTAACATCATTTCCTGCATTAGTAGCGGTCACACCAGTTCCCGTGAACGTAAATGATGTAACTCCAGCGGTAAGTTGCGTAGATTCATCTGTAACAGCAATAGCAGTACCAGTACCGCCAACACCAGACCCATCTATAGTAACTTGATTTGTTGCACCAACCGTTACCGATATTCCGCCTGACCCGGTGAAATTAATTTGATCTGTTGTATTAGTAGCCGATTGAGTATTAGATCCATCAGATATAAAACTGTAAGCATTTTGGTTGGGATCACCGGAACCACCACCAGATCCAAAAACATCGTCCGCTGCTTCCCATTGTTGATTAGCATTAGACCATTTTAAAACCTGACCGTCAGATGGGTTAGCATTCACATCACCCAATTCATTTAGTCTATCGGGTACAAAAGGAGGCGTATATGTGAAAGCACCTGTGATATCACTGTAAACCAAATTGCCCACATTACCGCTAGGCGACAAAGTTACTGCAGCTAAATCGCTTAGCGCAATTCCACCACCGCCACCACCGCCTCCGGTTTGA